AATATTAATAAATTTAAAAATATAGCTATCGTATGTACTATTTATTCCTGATGTAAAACTAATAGATGCACTGCTACTAGCTGTTTGTGTACTAAGCAATGTTAATGCACCAGTAGGTAAAGTTGCAGGTAACGATGAGATGCTAGATAAAGATTGATTAGATATTTTTGTCAAAGCCATAGGATTAAACTCCTATCAATGCTTTAACTTCTTCTTCGGTTAAACCCAAGTCTAATAGTTTTTGTTTACCAGATGCTTTTTTAGTTTCTTTATTTGCTTCTTCAGTTTGTAAATTTGTTTCTTCAGTATTTGCAGCAGTTTCATACGATGTTAATTGTTCATCACTAGGTTTATCTAATCCAGTTACATTCCATGTTTTAATATAATCACCATCTCCATTATTTTCTAAAACAATATTATCATCATCCCAAGTCTTTGAGTTTGCTTCTAAATATAATTTAATTTTTGTATATAATGTTGCCATAATTTTATCCTAATTTATATCCCATAAAAAAAGTTGATCTGTTACTATCACCATCAATATCTCTTGATGAACCACCATCTTGAAATTTATATACTTCAATAGTATCACTTGCTGATAAATCTAAAATTGCAGACATTGAGAATGTTCTTCTATTTGATCCATGTGTTGTATTTCTATGTTCAACAAATTGTGATCCATTTTTATAGAAAAATATTTTAACTGTTTCACCAGATGTACAATCACTTAATAATTTAGTATAAAAAAAATATTTACCTGCAGAAGGTGCAGTATATGTGCTAGAAGCAAAATCACTTCCTGTATCAAAATCTTCGCTAGTAAAAGTTACTTTAGTATTAGTATTATTTGAAATACTTTGATCAGAAGTTTTGGCTGCTAAAAAGAAATCACTTGCTCCACCTTTAATTAATGAAAAATCTATTCTTTTTAATGTACCAGCATCACTAATTAAAAACTCATCTGTATCTGCTGGAGCAGAAGTTAATGCTGTATGTCCTGTAATAACATCAGCACTTAACGAACCAGCATCTACTGTACCATCTGCTGGAGTTGTAATGAGTCCTGTACCATAATGAAAGATAAAATCATTTGTAGAAGTTGATGCAACTGCAGTGCCAAAATCAATCGTAGAACCTGATACTGTAAAATTACCAGCTTGAACCACACCATCAATACTGACTTGTAGTGAGTTGGCACTAGATGGGGTAAATGCAACAGAACCTTTTGTTAATGAATAAGAACTAGAACCATCAAATGTAATTACATCTAGCTTTTCAATGTTGCTTAATTTATCTATGCCTCTTCCTATATATGCCATAATTTATTACTCCAATATTCTGTATGCTCCAAAAACATTATTTTTTCCAGACTCTACTAATTCTATAATACCACCACCTTGAGCATCATGTTCAAAAAAAGCAAAGGCTTCAACATAATCAGATGAACCATTTAAAGTTATAATTTTTTGTATTGAGTGCATTCTTCTTTGTGGATTTCCTTGTTGAGATTGTGATCCTTCTTGTTGATAGTAAACAAGAGAACCATTTTTATATAAAGCTAATCTAGCTCTCTCATATTCTCCACTACCACCAGCATTAAAAATACAATTTACGTAAAAAAAATATTTACCAGATGTTGTAGGCGTAAATCTATAATTAGTTGAATGGTCATAATTACCATCAGTATCAAAATTTTCAGTATCAAATTGTATTTTAGTATAATCATTTTCAGTAAGAGTTTTTGATGCACTTATTGTTGCTTCAAAAGCTGGAGTATTAACTACAGCACCACTTGCTAATTTAGCAGATGTAACTGCACCATCCTCAATATCAGAGGTCTGCAATGCTTTATCTGCAGGTCTTGAACCTATATAAGCCATTTAATTTCCTATGTTATTTCCATGACTGACAGTGTGCCTGATACTTTATCAGCAACTGAACAATCAATTTGAATTTTGTCTCCAGCTTCTAAAATTACTTTAGAACCAGATAAAATCTCTAATGAACTTCCTACTGGAATTTGTACATCTTTGACTAGCATAGATGTTCCATTTGCAACATTGTTTGCTCCACCTCTGTTTGCTGTTGTACTAACTAATTCTACTTCTACTGTTACAGAAGCTGTATGAATATTAGCAAGTATCAAACCTAAAACAACAGTCGTTGTACTTCCTGCTGCTGTGTACATCACATATGGTGTTCCTGCAGAATTAGGCTCTGCTGCGAAGTTGATTGCTTTAAACGTATTTGCCATTTTATCTCCTTATATTATCCTAGTGCTATTGCAAGAGCTGTTGGATCATCAGTGTTAGCTTTTACAAATGTTATTAATCTTGTTAATGTTGCTTTTCTATTAGTACCACCTGCTCCATCATCTACAATTATTAAATCAGATGTTGTTAAATCTGCACCAATATCAGAAGCTCCATCAATATCTAAAGCTGCTGCTGATACTTTATTTGCTGTGCTAATAGTAGCTAATTTTGAATCTGCAATAGAATTTATTGCAAGTGTAATTGTTCCTGAAGAAGTTACTGGTGTGCTTCCTACAGTAAATTCTCCAGCACCTGCATCTGCTACTCCAACACTTGTTACAGTTCCAGTATTAGATGGAGTTACTTGTGTAAATGTAATTGTATCAGATCCTAAAGAAGCCGTATTATTTGTTGTACATAAAAATATTTTATTATCATTTGTTGAACCTTGATTTACAACAACCATCTGACCAGATAGTTCTGCGATTGTATCGTATTCAGTATCTCTACTTGCAGTACCTGAAACTACAACAGTATATAAACCATTTTGTGATCCTGTAGATTGATCTTTAACTAATACTCTATCTCCAGTTGCAAGAGTTACACCATCAATAGTATCTCCATTTTGAAGATCAGCACTTAAATCTACATTTGCAGTTGTTGCTACTTCTGCAACAATTCTAGTTCTAAGTCCTGCAATAAGTTGATCTACATAATTTTTATTAGCAGCATCAGCAGAAGAAGATGGATCTCCAAGACCTGTTATACTTCCTCCTGATATAGATACACTATTTGCAGCTTGAGTTGCTATTGTTCCTAATCCTAAAGTTGATCTTTGAGCTGCTGCATCTGCATCATCTAATAATGCTTTACCAGCAGTAGTTAAATCATAGGTAGCTGCTGAACCTGAACCTGTAAATTGAATACCTTTATCTGCAGCACTTGTTAAACCAGCAATCGCTGTAAGTTCTGCATCTGATGCTTGTTTAGCATCTAGTTGAGTTTGAATTGCACTTGATACTCCATTTAAATAACCAAACTCTGTATTAGATATTGTGCCATCATGTATTTTTGTAGCATCTATAGCAGCACTAGAATTAATATCTGCATTAACAATAGAATCATTTACAATTTTAGCTGAATTTACAGAGTCACTTGCAAGTTTAGCTAAAGTAACTTGGCTATCAGCTATATGTGCAGTATCAATAGATCCATCAGTATAATGTTCACTATTAATTGCATCGTCTGCAATTTTTGCACCAGTAATAGCATCTGCTGCAATTTTTGCAGTGCTAACTTGTAAATCAGCAATATGAGCTGTATCAATACTTCCGTCTACATAGTGTTCTGAATTAATACTATCATCTGCAATTTTAGTTCCATCTATAACATCTGCAGGAATAGAATTTCCTGTCTTAGTAAGTATAGCAAGATAAATAGTTAAACTTTCATTTTGTAAAGATCCGCTATCAAAAGTTACATTGACTGTCGTATTTGTTGAAAAAGATGAACTTGTTATTGTTCCAAATATTGTGCCAGTAGATGATCCAACTGCTTTGATTCTACGACCAGTATGATAAAAGGTAGTTACATCTGCACCAGCTACTGTGAATGAAGTTGCACTTGCATAAGCAATAGTAAATGCTGCATCTCCATCTCCATAAATTACATATTGTGCATCGTTATAAAATTCTCTTATATCAGCAGTGATTGCTCTAAATGCGTTATTAATATTTGAAGGCAACATTCCCTCTGCAACACTAACACCACCTATTGAAGTATTATTACCTGCTGTTGTTGAATAATCTTTTATACCTGCCATTTTGTCTCCTAACTAATAAACCATGAAAACACCTTATCGGTTTCCACATTGTTTTTATTTATAAGGCTATTCACAGATTCTTCAAGTTGTCTTTGAAAAAATTCTTGTGTCTCAAATGAATACCTAACATTATCTATGTCTTTATCAATAATATCTGCCATTATCTTTGGCTTCCTTGTGAACTAATAAAATCTACACCTTGAGCATTTGTGAATGTTGTACCTGACGCTACTTTTACATTTGCTCTAATATACCTACCAGATGTTCTCAAAGGATTTAAGCCATCGGTCTGCATACTAGAATAATCAGTTGCTGTTGGATTGTCAGCTAATCTTTCTCTTGTTTTTATAGATACTGTAGCTGCTGCATCTACGATAGGTCTGACCCCTTCTATTACAGAACGAAAACCAGGATAAAGTTCAACTTCTGAAGTTTCAATTTCTATCTCATTTGCTGTACCGGAATAAATAGCAGCTTTAAAGTCCGAATCAATTGCACCTAATAATAATTGTCCTCCAGACCAAAAATCAGTATCTAGTGCTATATTAATATTCTCTAAATTTTGTGAAATAATGTCCATCAATTCTACAGTATAAGCACCTACGAATTGTGAAAATATAAATGAAGCATTAGATTCTGCTAATGACCATTTTTCCGTTGCATAATTATATATAATTAATCTATCACAAACACCTGTTGTATTAGATGTGTTTGATGCAGAAGGATATAACCATAAAGCTAATTGATTGAATGGATCTACTGCTGAACAAATACGATCACTAAATGCTTTGTTTAAATCTAAATCAAAAAAACGATTAACCTTTTCTGCACCAATAGCTTTTATTGTATCACCATTGATTTCAAAAAAACCATCGTCTGCATAAAAGAAAACTCTTCTGTTATCTTGGCAAACTGTTTTACCATAGACTGCACCTCTGTTTGGAGATACCACAGAAAATCTAAATGTGGTTGATCCTCCAACAAAATCCATACGAACAATTTGATTTTGTCTAAATATATAACCAAACTCACCTGATGTAATTGCAACAATCTCACCACCTGAACCAGGTAAATCTTGTGAGTCTGCAAGTTTTGATCCTGCTGTCCATGTTCCAATATCATTGATACCAGACCATTGAACTCTATTTTGTGCTGTTGCTTGATTACCTGTAACTAAAAAATCTCTTATAACTCCTGATGTTCTAAATGTAGGAGGTGTGCCATCAGTTGATATTGTTGATAGGTTTGCAAAGTTTGTTGATGTTCCCATCAAATAATAAAGTGGTGCATCTACTCCATTACTTGCAACAACATGATTGCCAAATTGAGTGAATGTCC